ATTTTAATTCCGGGTGAAGGTATTTTGTTCCGGACGGATATTTACGTGGCGCTTACCAATGCCACGGCTACGGTGTTCTATGGCTAAAAAGACCCCTTCTCTGGCTGTCGGACGGGGTGAAAAATTACCCGTATCCAAAGGTGCCGGGTTAACTGCCAAGGGCCGCGCTAAATATAACCGCGAAACTGGCTCAAACTTGAAAGCACCACAGCCTGAAGGTGGTCCTCGTAAGAAATCATTTTGCGCCCGCATGAGCGGTATGCCCGGACCCATGAAAGATGAGAAAGGTCGCCCCACTCGCAAGGCCGCAAGTCTTAAGAGGTGGAATTGCAAATGACTGACTGGGATGGAGCGGAACGCCGCGCAGGGGCCCCGCAGATTGGGGAAGTAACCACGAAGCTGCATATATTACACGCAGACGTTTCGGACATAAAGAGTGCGTTACGGGATCTTACGGTTGCTATTAACAGACTTGCGGTTATCGAAGAGCGGCAATCAGCAATTACATCCTCTGTAGAACGGGCGTTCGCTTCCATAGAAAAGATCGAAGAGCGGCTAACATCACTTGAGCGGGACGCTCCAAACAACCACCGAATAGGGGCATGGGTTGACCGCGGTGTTTTTGCCCTGATCGGGATTGTAGGGATGTTTTTAGTAGATCAGATACGGAACCGATAAAAGGATTAATCATGGCATGCGGAACAAAGAAAATGGCAATGGGCGGTAAGATGGGTTATGCCAAAGGTGGCGGTATTGAGCACAAAGGCAAAACCAAGGGCAAAATGGTTAAAATGGCTACTGGCGGTTACGTAAAATCAGCCGACGGGGTTGCTAAAAAAGGTCGTACTAACTGTAAGAAGGTGTAAACATGAAAACCAAAAAATTCCAGATGGGTGGACCTATGATGCCCCCTCCTCCCGCCGCTGGCGCAGCTCCTCCAGCTCCTCCTATGGGTCGTGGTATGCCTCCTATGAGTCCGGAAGAAATGGCACCCCCGTCACCTGCTGCGCGTCAAGCTATGGAAGGTATTCAGCAAGATGAGATGAATCAGCGTGGGTATGAGCGTTCGCGTGAAATGGATCGTGACGAAAATAAAGGGCGTTCACTTAGCGATATTCTGAAGAGTGTTAAGAAAGGCGGTAAAAAGCCCGCTAAGAAGAGTGCCACTAAAAAGATGGCTAAGGGCGGTTCAACCAGTTCTGCCTCTAAGCGTGCTGATGGCTGCGCGACGAAGGGTAAAACTAAAGGTCGGTTTGTATGAGAATGTCACGGGGCATGGGGGACATAAACCCCCAGAAAGTCAAAACCATCAAGAAAAAAGATGGCAATGAGCCCGTGTCGCTGTATAAGAAAGGCGGGGAAGTATGGGACACGCCCAACCCCAAGAAGAAGTCAACGCCTTTAACCCCGGATAAGAAAGCAGCCGCTAAGGCGAAAGCAAAGTCCGCTGGCAGGGTTTACCCGAATTTAATTGATAATATGAGCGCCGCGAGGAAGAAATGACAACTAGCGGAACTGCCGATACCTCGTTCGATTTTGTTACTCTTTGCGAAGAGGCTTTTGAGCGTTGCGGGAAAGAGCTGCGTACTGGATATGATTTGCGTACTGCTCGTCGTTCGATGAACTTGTTAACCATAGAGTTTCAGAACCGTGGCATTAACATGTGGACGATAGAGGAAGGATCAATTGATCTAGTAGCAGGAGTAAGTACCTACGATTTACCAGCAGATACCATCGACTTGCTGGATCACGTCATTCGTACGGGCACTGGTGCAACGCAGTCTGACATAAACATTTCCCGTATTAGCGTATCTACTTACGCTTCTATCCCTAATAAAAATACTCAGGGTAGACCCATACAATTATGGGTTCAGCGGTTAAGGGATAACCCTAAGATTACAGTATGGCCTGTGCCTGAGCAAGGTACAATAGGTTCGCCGTACTACACTTTTAAGTATTGGCGTATGCGCAGGATCGAGGATGCAGGTACTGGATCTAATACCCCTGACGTTTCTTTCCGTTTCCTACCTGCGCTGGTAGCTGGTTTGGCTCTCTACATCTCAATGAAATTTCCTGATGTAGACCCGGGGCGTATCCAGATGCTTAAACAGGACTATGAACAACAGTTTGATTTAGCCGCCCAAGAAGACCGCGAGAAGGCCCCAGTTCGCTTTGTGCCCAGAATATTTGGCATGAGGTAGCCATGAGTAATCGGTTCGCTTCTAACAAAATTGCGATTGCAGAATGCGATAGGTGTGGGTTTCGGTATAAACTCAGGGAGTTACGGAACTTAATCGTTAAGGCTAAGCAGATTAACTTGCTGGTTTGCCCGGAATGTTGGGAACCTGATCACCCGCAGCTAAAGTTGGGTATGTTTCCGGTTGATGATCCTCAGGCTATACGTAATCCAAGGCCTGATTTCACGGGTTACCCCCAGAGCAGAGCCCAGATTGTACCAGTTCTCGGCACACAAATGAGCAGTTTTGTTGGGTATGTAACTGTATCTACCTCTTAAGGAACGGAAATGAAAAAAGCAATGCAAGAAGTAGCGAGTAAGGCTGTTAAAGGTCACGAGTCCCGCATGCACAAAGGTGCAAAAGGCATGAAAAAGGGTGGGCCAACTACGATGGATCGTATGCACCACGGGCGCGGTATGTCCAAGGTTATGAACCAGAAGAGCAAATAATGGCTAAATACTCTCACAAGATGAAGGGTAAAGAAGTTGGTCATGCGTCAACTTACGCGGAGCCCCATACCATGAAAGGAAAAAAGATCGGATCTAAAGAGGCCATGAAGGCAGTATCGAGCCCACCAGATCCAAATACCAAAACTGCGCCAGAGCAGAAAGTCGGCACTCCAGCCATGCGGGTTAGCGCAGGTGATCCTAATGCCAACAACACAAAAACCTCAGGTACCAAAATGCGCGGTACAGGTGCAGCTACGAAGGGTTTGATGTCTCGCGGTCCTATGGCGTAAGGATAAAAGATGAACTATACAGAGCTGACTACTAACATCCAAGACATCGTAGAGAATACCTTTACGGCGGATCAGCTCGCCATGTTCACCCAGCAGGCAGAGCAGAAGATATTCAACAGCGTGCAATTAGCGGCTTTACGCAAGAATTCTGTAGCTACGGTATCTGCTAACAACAAGTACCTTTCAGCCCCCGGGGACTTTTTGTCGGTGTATTCTTTGGGCATTAATGATAGTTCTGGCGATATTACTTACTTGCTGAATAAGGATGTGAACTTTATCCGTGAGGCGTATCCGTCGTCCAGTGTTACAGGGTTGCCAAAATACTATGCGCTATTCGGACCCACAACCACAAATACTCCACCACCTGTTATTACCAATGAACTCAGCTTTATCCTTGGGCCTACTCCTGACGCGAATTACACTGTCGAACTACACTATTTTTACTACCCTGAGTCAATCGTTACTGCAGGAAATTCATGGCTCGGAGACAATTTCGACTCTGCGCTTCTCAATGGGGCCCTCATGGAGGCCATACGATTTATTAAAGGCGACCCTGAAATGATCGCGATGTATGAAAAAATGTATCTACAGGCGATTTCCCTACTTAAGTTGCTTGGGGATGGCAGGGAGAGACAAGATGCATACCGCAGTGGGCAGTACAGGATGCCCGTAACTTGAGGTGTTAAATGATTATTCAGGGACTGGTTAATTCTTTTAAAGTCGGGCTTCTAAAAGGGGAGTTCGACTTTAGTGCGTCTACGTCTCAGGTTTTTAAGGCTGCTCTTTATACGTCCGCAGCCACATTAAACGCCAGCACCACTGCTTACTCCACTGATAACGAGACTTCCGGCGTGGGTTATACCGCTGGTGGGGAAGTGATCACTGTCTCTGTTACCCCCACACAAGAGAGCGGAGTGGCATATTTAAGTTTTTCTGACGCTTCTTGGTTCGCTTCGTCTATTTCTGCGGCGGGTGCGCTTGTGTATAAAGAAGATGGGGTAACTAATCCAGCTATTGTTGTGCTCGATTTCAACGGCACAAAGACCACAAGCGGCGGCAACTTCGTCGTACAATTTCCACCTGCAAATAACCAGACTGCAATAATACGCATATCGTAAGGAGTTTGAAATGAATAAATCTAAGTGCGCTGACCGTATGGTCGGGCAGGTAGAAAAGAAAGTGGGCTCGACCGAAGGCGCTAAAGGCGGCGGGGTGTTTTACTTCGAGTGCTACGACAAGGACGGTAACCTGAAGTGGTCGGATGTGGCTAAGAACCTAGTCACTAACGTCGGTTTACAAGACATGAACTCTAAGTATTTCAAGGGTTCTGGCTACACAGCGGCTTGGTATCTGGGTCTGGTTAACGCTTCTCCCTCTCCTACTTTTGCTGCGGCTGACACAATGGCCTCTCATGCGGGCTGGGCAGAGACGACGGACTACTCAGGCAGTAACCGCGCAACGGTTAACTTTGGCACCGCCACCACCGCAAACCCTTCAGTGATTGATAACATCGCATCACAAGCCTCGTTTGCGATTACGGGCACGGTTACTGTAGCCGGAGCGTTCTTGACCGCCACACAAAACAAAACAACTAACACTGGGATTTTGTTTTCCGTCGCTGCGTTTGAGTCCCCCGGCAACCGCTCAGTGGTTAATGGTGACACGCTTAATGTCCGGTACGATTTCAGTTTAGCTGACGCATAAAGGATAGATCATGGCTACGAAGTTTAAGAAAGGCGATGAAGTTCGGGTGGATCAAGTAATCCCCCATGGCCCCGTAAAAGCCCTGCACATGAATAGTGATGGCGAGTTTTCATATCTGATTGAGTGGGTGGACGCTAAAGGTGTCCCACAACAGCGGTGGTTTGCTGAAGATGATCTCGTCGCGGGGTAATAATGTCCGAAGGCGGATGGGGTTCTGGTACTTGGTCTGAAGCCGCTTGGGGTGGTTCTGTATACGCTCGTGATGTTGTAGAAGAAGTTGCTGGTGCGGATAGTCTTTTTACTCGGGCTACATTTATCAGTCTAGTTTCCGAGTCGGCTGAAGGTGCTGATAGTACGTCTAGCTTGTTGTTGTACCGCGCAACAGTCCGAGAAGCTTCGCAGGGATCAGTGGTTATTAGTTCGTTTCCTGAGTACCCAAGGTCGGTTAAGGAAGGAGCGCAGGTTAGTGAATTGAATTTTGGAGCTGTTGAATATAGCGTTTTAGTGGTTGAGGGCTCCAGTGGTAATGATGTCACGTTTGCTGGTGCGGCTTTTTCTCCTGTAGTGACTGAAGGAGCGCAAGGGTCTGAAGTACTTCATGCGGCTTTTGCGTTTAACAGTGCGGTAGTAGAAGCGGCAGACGCGGCAGACGTTATCGAAGCAGATTTTGTAATAAATGGGTCAGTCGTAGAAGGCGCGACTATATCGGATGAAGGTTCTGCTCTAGTTGTTTTCTCTACAGCAATTAACGAAAACGCTACATCTTCGGATAAAATCAGTGCCAGTGCGGAGTTCAGTGCTCGGGTCGTAGAAGCAGGTGCTATAACAGATGAGTTAATTGGGCGTATATTGTGGGAAATTATAAACAACTACGAAGACCCAGATTGGCAGATTGTGGATACCGCAGAACCATCGGATTGGCAGACCTTAGATACATCGGAAAATTCAGACTGGCAGAGCGTAACCACATTAACGTAAGGTTAGGGACATAATTATGGCAACTGCGTACACTTCATTATTGGGCTTCGCTCTCCCCGTCACTGGCGAATTGCTGGGAACTTGGGGCGACACTGTTAACACCAGCATCACTTCACTTGTAGAAGACTCGATTGCGGGCTCTGCTACGGCTTCGGTTACTTCAGCCGATTGGACATTAACCACCACAGGATCCGGCGTAGCCAACCAAGCACGGTGCGCCATACTGAGACCCACAGGCACCCCCGGAGTTAGCCGCAATATTATCGCCCCTTCCCAATCGAAGGCGTACATTGTTGTTAACCAGTCAAACGCTGCGGTGGTGGTTAAAGGTTCGGCTACTACAGGGGTAACCGTTGCTGCGGGCACTAATGCGCTAGTCGCATGGAATGGTTCGGACTTTGTATTAGTTGCTCAGGATTTGGTAAATGCCCAAGGTACATTGGCGGTCAATAAGGGCGGCACCGGAGTCACGACATCTACAGGCTCAGGTAACGTGGTGCTTTCAACCTCTCCTGTGCTGACCACACCTAACCTTGGTACTCCCTCGGCGGCTACATTAACCAATGCCACGGGGCTCCCGATTGTCGCAGGCACTACGGGCACTCTATCTGTGGCTCGTGGGGGCACAGGTGCTACAACGCTGACTGGGGTGGTTAAAGGGAATGGTACATCGGCGCTTACGGCTGGGAACGTTAATTTAGCTTCTGAAGTCACAGGTACTCTTCCAGTCGCCAATGGTGGTACGGGCGTTACGTCCTCTACCGGAACGGGCAGCGTAGTTCTCTCTACTTCGCCCACGTTAACCACCCCCAACCTAGGAACTCCTTCTGCCGCGACACTGACTAACGCTACAGGCTTGCCGATTGTTAACGGGACTACAGGCACCTTGTCGGTTGCTCGTGGGGGCACAGGGCAGACTTCATACGTCAATGGTGAACTACTTATTGGTAACACTACAGGTAATACGCTTGCGAAGTCTACACTTACTGCGGGTTCCGGGGTGTCGATTACGAACGGTGCGGGCTCGATCACCATTGCTGCGACAGGCTCTGGGGGTACGGTTACATCAGTAGGTGGTACAGGTACGGTCAATGGTATTAGTTTGTCGGGTACGGTTACGTCTAGCGGGAACCTCACATTAGGGGGGGCGTTAACCGGGGTTAACCTTGGTACGCAAGTTACAGGTACTCTCCCCGTTGCGAATGGAGGGACAGGCCAGACTACGTACACCAACGGACAGTTACTAATCGGTAACACAACCGGGAACACTTTAACAAAGGCCAACCTGACCGCAGGCACCGGGATTAGCATCACCAACGGAACAGGNNCTATNTCNATNGCCGCGACCAACAACGGCACTGTTACTTCGGTGGCTTCCGGCACGGGTTTAACTGGCGGTCCTGTTACAACCACGGGTACACTCTCGGTTGCGACTAATGGTATTACGGACACCCTCTTGCGGGACTCAGCGGCGCTGTCGGTTATTGGGCGTTCGGCTAACTCCGTAGGCGACCCAGCAGATATTGCCGCAGCTTCCGACCATCAAGTATTACGTCGATCTGGTACCGCCATTGGATTTGGTGCGACTAACCTCGCGTCTACTAACGCAGTGACAGGCATTTTGCCCGTTGGTAACGGCGGTAGCGGTCGTAACACACTGACAGCGAATAACGTTTTGCTCGGCAACGGCACTGGGGCGGTGAACTTCGTAGCCCCCGGC